GGGCAATCATCGAAGATGAACGCGAAATTAGCGTCCGACTTGTCGTACAACTTACAGTCTGGGTCCATATACACCGCACGAGGGTCGGGAACCCGGCGTATCCAGAGGTCGAGGTCGAACGAGTTCACATCCACGTAGTCGGTCTCGACGCGGACATAGCCTATGCCGCTCTCAACCTGATGATATGTCGCGGTGCTATAAGCATCGACAGCCTTAGAGCGGTACTCAATCCCGCGGATGATACCGCTGAACACCTGCGCTGCCTCGTATGTGGCCCTACCACCAGTCGGCGTCACCTTGATTTGGGTTTTGTTTTGTCTCGCGTCGTTGATGACCTGGAGGTTGTGTTGCCTCACTTGGTTGTACGTGAGGCTAGGTCTATCGCCGCGGTCAATCGCGGTGCCGCCGTTGGTGAACCACTGCCAGCCATTCAATGCATCGCCGTTGGCGAACCGAGTGTCGAAAAGCGCACGTCCCCGCCATGCGGTTTCCCACGTTTTACAGAACTCAAAGCGTTCTTTGGCTTCGCGTAGGATTTCGGCATCGCCGGCGCGGACGCGTGTGCGTGCCATCACTCATGCCTCAGCGACGGCAGTGGCGGCAGCGACACCAACCCCACACGGCGTGGTGGCTCTGGTCGCGGCTCCTGTGGCTGCTGCGCCGGCCTCTCGATGCCGACACGGCGGATGGCCCGCTGCACGCTGTGGAACGAGCGCCCGAGCATCTCGGCGCACTGCCTGACGCTCACGCCGTTCTCGCGCAGCCGCCGCAGCGTGTCGCGCTCCTCGTCCGACCAGGGGATGTGGGGGATGTCGTTCATTGTCGTGTCGGCAGTCCCCTCCCGCACCATTCGCCGGGATAACGGGAGGGGCCGCCGTCTGGGCTCACCTGTGGGGGGTCTTGCCCGTCAGCGGAAAGGCAGCGGCGGGCATAAAGCGCCAAGCCCGACCCGCCGCCGCAAGTTAAGCCGGCAACTGGGAGGAAACATTCCTGCGCCGGCTGACGATCCAGCCTAACCCGACCAGACCGACCCCCATCAGCGCCAACGACGCCGGCTCACCGGCCGGCACCACGTCGGCACTGGCGCTGAAGTTGATCTGCGCGCCCGCGTTCAGCGTGATGTCGAGTTCCTGCGTCAGCGAGAACAGCCCGCCCAGCGCGGCAATCGCCAGGCTGTCACTGTTGGCACCGGAACCCGGCAGCGTGATGTTCGCGGCGATCGTCGGCGTCGTGAACGCACCGCAAGTGCTCTGAACATTGGCACCGTTCACGCAGGCCGTGCTGTCGAACACGTTCTGTGCCCCGCCCACCAGCACTGTGCCGCTGATGTTGTTCAGCAACGTGACGCTGCCGGTCGGCGCGCTGTAGTCGGTGTCGCCGACGCGCAGCACGATGCTCTGGGTCGCGCTGCTGGTGTTGATCAGATCCACTGTCGCCTGAAGGACGCTGGCGGATGTCGGCGTGCCGGGGCTGTTGGATGTGGCGCCGAGGATGGTGAACTGCATGCCGGCGCTATCGGTGAACACGACACCTGGCGTGCAGCTCGGCCCGCCGCTGCAGATCGTGGTGAACGCGCCGCCGTTGACGCTCTCATCGAGGATCAGCGTGGCATTGGCGGCATAAGGGACGCTGAAGCCGAGCAGCGCAGTAGCAGCGAACAGGGCGTGTCTCATGGTGCGGTTCTTTCCGTGGTGATGTCGGTCGGCAGGGTCTCGGTGCCTTGGAAGCCGGGCGGCGGGCATGTGATCGTCAGCGTCGTGGGGCCCAGGATCGCGATGTAGGCCGCGCAGCTCCTGAAGCTGCGACCACAGCCCGTCAGCACTACCAGCAGCGCCAGCACAGCACAGGCTGGCGCCAGCAGGATCACCGAGCGTGTTGCCGGCGCCGATGCGGCGTCGGGGTCGGCTCGGTGTCAGGCAGCGGGTAGCCGACCGTCAGGCTCGGATCGACCGCCACATACTTCCATCCGTGGTTCGGCGTGTAGCAAAGCATCCAATACGTGTCGTAGATCGGATTGCTGATCTGCGGCGGCGGCTGCGGCAGCGTATTATCGATCCCAGGCTGCGCACCGGGCAGTCCCTGATCGGGCCGCGGCTGTGACCCTGGCAGCGTGTTATCGATGCCCGGCTGGTCGCCTGGCAGCCCCTGATCAGGCCTGCCCTGGAACGGCGGCAAGCCCGCGTCAGGATACGGCGGGTTCGGGCTCGGCCAGATCGTGCCAGGCGGCACACTGGTCCCCGGCGGGATCGGCACGATCGGGTTGGCAATGGTCGGCGGCGGGAACACGCCAGGCGGCGGGCGCGGCAACGAGTTGTCGATCCCTGGCTGGCTGCCCGGCAGGGCATTATCGATCCCTGGCTGGTCGCCGGGCAGCGTGTTGTCGGGATAGTTGCTGCTCATCAGGACGCCGGTCAGGGCGCCTCCCGTAATGCGAAACGTGGCCATGGTATCTCCTATGGGTTGCAGGCACGCGGCGTGCGTTTACAGGTCGTCGTCGCTCAGAGGCTGTGGCTGTTCCATGAACAGTGCGGCGAGGATCAGGACCAGCCAGCAGGCGGCTATGGCGGCCAGCGCCTCACCACGGCCGCCGCGGCCAGGCGATCCACAGGAACGTGCCGAAGTGGCCGATCAGCAGGCCGAGGACGAGGCCGATGGCGAACCACATGACAATATGTCCGACATTCTGGCCTGACATTCTGTCGGGACACTTTGACCGACACTTTGTCAGGTATTAGCTCGCCGGCATCTCAAGCGCGTCCAGCCGCAGCGCCAGCGCTTGAGTGATCGCATGTCGCCGCAGATCGCTCAGAACGTCAGCAGGGATCTCTGCCCCTGTCGCCAACGCGCGGGTCAGCAGCGCCGCGTAGATCGGCGCCGCTATCAGGCAGATGTGGTCGGCTAGTTCAGCGTGCATGGGCGAAAGCCACCCCTGACAATTCTATTATACGTGATAAGCCCCGTTATCAGGCCTTATGCGCGATACGCTATTGCATTACGCGAGAGAACACGCCTATCCTAGCAACGAGATTAGCTAGGAATATCAGGCACATGCGCTGGACGGATCGAGAGACATACAACCGATACTCACGAGAATACAGAGCCAAGCACCCGCTCACAGCAACACAGAAGGCTGAGCAGCGCGCTCGCGACAAAGCCCGTCAGCAGACCCCCGAATACAAGGCTTGGGCCGCTGCTAGATATCGCGCTCGCCGTGAGGCTCTTGCGTCCCATCCTAGACCTGATCTGTGTGAAGCCTGCGGACGCCCTCCGAATGGGATGGGCGCCTTACACCTGGACCATTGCCATGCAACCAAGGCGTTCAGGGGGTGGTTATGCCACTCCTGCAATGTCACGTTGGGCGCAGTCGAAGATGATCCGAACATCCTGCGAAAACTAGCCGAGTATCTGGACCGCTTCCCAAGACCTGACGGCGAATACGTGACGCAGGCGAAGCGCACGGAGCAGAAGCACTCACCGCTGGAGCCGTTGCCACTGCTGGATGGCCTCTAGCGGTTCCAGGCACGGCGCCTCGTTCCAACTCCGCACCACCGCCAGCCGCGCCATCAGCGCCTCGTACAGGTCCGCCCGCACATACCGCACCTCATCGTCCACGCCGGGGCCGTCCTGCACCCACAGCCCCGCATATTCCCCCTCACCCGGCGACACCCACAGCTCTGCCGGCGCCTCAAGGGCCGGGGCGGCCTCGCTCATGGCCGCATCCTCGGCATACCCAGCCCCGCGCATGTTATGAGATCGTAGCAGAACCACAGCACCGCGATGATGACGATCGCCGCCACGACAATGCGGATAATCTGCATGGCGATGCCGCCAGCCCAGCCGAGCCACCCCAGCACAATCGGCAGCAGCAGCATCAGGATGGCGACGACCGCGCCGACGACGACCAGCCACACCAGGAGCTGAATCAACCACAGCAGCGAGAAGCAGCCCATCAGTCTGTTGTCCTAGTAGTGGGAAATCATTCTGGCCCCGTTTAATCCTGCCCCAGTCGGACGTCCGTTCGGCAGTCCCGAGGGGCGCCATTTGCTGGGCTTTTCGCTAACGCCGTCGCTAACACCGCACGTCTCAGAGGCTATTCGGACATCAGGCCGGCGCCGGGCCAAACCTTATGACGAAGCCGCAGCATGGGATCGGGAGCAGATAGAGGCACCGCTTGCGCTGATCCCAAAAGGCACCAACCCATAAGTCATACCACGCGAATATCGGGCGGATGCTCATGCAATGGCGATGGCGTTGCTCATCGGCGCCACGGTCGATCCCAGCGCGTTGGTCGCGGTCACCACGCAGGCCAGGCTGTGCCCGCTGTCGTCCGGCTGCACGGCATAGGTGGCGCTGGTGGCGCCATCGATCGCCACGCCATCGCTGTGCCAAGCGTAGGCGTAGCTGGTGGGCTCGCCCTGCCAGTTGCCCATCGTGCATGAGGCCGTCGCCCCGGTCAGGCTGGCGTATGGCACGTCGACGTTCACAGGCGGTCCTGCCGCAGCGGTCATAGCGGCGGCGAGTGCAGCGATCTCCGCGCTGTGCGTGCGGTCGTTGTTGAGCCAGTCGGCCACGAGCAGGAGGAGCAGCTTCTGCGCGTCGGCGGCGGCGTCGCGTGGTGCGGCGGCCCTGGCATTGGCACGGGCCGGTGTGCCGCTGTGGGTGCCGTGGGTATCGTGGCTGCTGCGCGTGCCGTGGTCGCTCTTGGTCTCGCTCATGTCCGTGGCTCCCTGAAGGTGTAGTGTCACACGCTCATCCAGCCGGTGTTGTGGCTGCCCTCGTAGAGGGTGCGGTGCGTCGGGAACTGCTGCTCGATGATGGTGTCCAGCGGCTTCACTTCGCTCTCCCGCACGCCCAACGCCAGATAGCGCGCCGCATCGGCGCCGTGGCTCGCGTGGTCATGCACCGGCGCCGAGCGCCAAGTCTGCGCTGCCTCGTTCCACTCACGCCGGTAGTGTCGCAGCGCGTGGATGCCCTTGGCGCAGCGCTCGGCATCGAACCAGCACCGCGGCAGGATCATACGCACCGCGTTGATACCATCGGCAACGCTGTGCTGACGGACGCCACGGGTCGGCTTCACGCCAAGGCTATGCAACGTCTCAGTCCGCGACTTTCCGCTGCCCAACTCGCGGACCTCTGCGTCATGTGGCAGAAGGTGCCGCTCGTAGACGTAGGGACGCTGTTGGAGGAGGCGCACGTAATGATCCAGCCCGGCACCACTGTCCTCGATGTAGTCTATCATTCGCCACTCGCCGCCACGGGTGATCTGGCAGAACCAGATCGCCGTCGAGTCGTCTATTCCAAGATCGAACGCGGTCCATACTTTGAGAGCTGGATCGTGCGGCACGGAACCGATCCGGCCATCGCGCTCCGCCTGATCGATAAGCTTCCCATAATAGCTTCCGGAGTTTGGCGCACTGAACGAGCAGCACATCTCCTGCGCAAACTCTTCTTCGCTCATTTCCTGACGCAGTCGCTCGATAGCCTCTACAGGAAGCGCGTGCGTCTTCGTGTAATCAAGCAAATAAGACGAATACCCCGGCGAGATGCGTGCGCGATCATACGCAGCCTGAAGCAACCCACGACCTTTCGGCGTGCCGCTGCGTACCAGCGTGCCATCCCGATCCGCCAGCATTGGCTCAATTACCAATGCAACCATCGTCTGCGGCGTATCATCGAATTCGTCTATGATGCACTCATCCGCATAGCCGCCGCGCCAGCTATCGGGATTATCCGCACCGCCAGCCTGCCATACGCCACCGTTCGGCAGCCGTATCGCCATCTCTGAGCGGCGAACTTGCGTGCCGGGGATTGCTTCGGCGGCGCGCACCGCCTGATCCCATAAGCCGGTGCGGGTCCACATGACGCCATAGGGAAGTATATGCACGACACGCGGGAGCGGCTTCTTGCTGGTGATGGCGACTTTGAGGCCGCGCCAGAGCAGTGCTGTGGATTTACCGGCGCGGCGATGAACGACGGCAACGATGCGCTTGGCGCGGTCATCGATGAGAGGCTTTTGCCAATCGCGAGGTGCAAATGGCAGCGTCACCGTCTGGCGTTTAGCAGTGGCTGTCATCAGTGGTTGCGAATGTAACCAACACAGGATCGTCGCTTTCGATCACATCATCACCACGCATCGGCGCCGACAGCGCATCAGCCCAGCGGAAGTCTACGGCGAGCGGTGGTCCATCTGGATCGCCGCTGAGCGGCTGCGTGGCTTTGCCGTAGCCGCGATCGAGCAACTCCTTGATGGCTGCGATCTGGGCGCCCTCGCTCTCAGCTTTGTGCATGCCGCCTGGCAGGAGGCCGCCGAGCGTGACGAGGCGCGCAATGGCGGCCGGTCCTTGCACCTGGGCGAGCGCCTTGATGTCGCGCGTGGCCTTGTTTTGCGAGCCGACAGGGCGTCCTTGGCCGGATGTGCGCGTTTTAGGCATAGATCGGCGCTATTTGTGCCTAATCATCACGTGCGGAGAGACAGTCGAGGGGTAGCGAGATTTCGCGTAGGTGTCCGAGGAACATGAGGCTGACGAGTGCCATGTCGGCTCCGACTTCGGTGACGACGCCTGGGTGGCCGGCGAATATGCCCATTCCGACGCGTACCGCGGCTCCTGACGCCCATTGGCTGTTGGGTGGTGGCAGAGAGCGGCGGACGGCCTCGGACGCCTGTAGCGCGCTCACAGCGGCTTCTGGGGCGAACTGAACTTCGGAGCCGCATCGGATGAGGTCGCGGACGCCTGGTGTCTCACGGATTGGGCGTCTCGGGTCGCGGCTGTCGTAGTGGACGAAGAGGTAGCCGCGGAAGAGGGGGACGAGGGTGCGATGGACAAGCGTTGGCAGGACGCGATCGCGCCGAGAGCGAAGAACCAGGGGAAGATAGGTTCGGTATCCACGGTGTCGAAGGTTTGCGTCGGCGTGAAGCTCGGCTTGTGAGTGAGTAGCGGCGACGATCCAGCCGATGCGCGGGGAATTGCCGTAGCACCCGCGGTGGTCTGGCGGGTGTTGTGGCAACGATGCTGCCGCATTGGTGGTGGTGTCAAGCATGTCGTGGCACGACCCGGAGCGTTGCTCGGTGCGGATTGCGTAGATGCTCGCGACGATAGGCGGCTGCGAGCTGCTGGGGGGATAGCCTAGCGGGTGGTCGTGGCGTGAGGTGTGAGCGTTGGTGGGCGGCCTGCTTGGCGACACCGATGACGCGCAGAGCCTCTCTGGTTTCCTGCACGAGTGCGGCGGCGCGTTCGTGGTCGATGTTGTCGTTCACGCGGCGACCCCCAGGCGTGCCGCGGCTTCGGCGAGCGAGATGCTGAGGAGGTGGGCGTATTGCTCAACAACCGTGCGTTGTGGGTCAACAGGGCCTCGGCGTGGCGGTGCTCCGAGAGGTTCGTCTTCGATCAGGACGTCGTCATCGACGAACAATGGGCCGCGGAGGACGGCTGCTGCCTGGATGAGTGCTGAGCGTTTCGCGGGTTTTCCTGGCGGATTTTTGCCCGAGCTTTCGAACTTCCGGCCGAGCTTTTCGACGATGGTTTGTGCCGCGATTTGGATCGCCGGGTCGCCGTAGGTGCCAGCCGGAGGGGCTTCGCATGCCTCCACGGCTCGCGCGGAAGCGGGGGAGGTAGTAAGTAAGTGAGTGTAATTACTTACTTTCTTCTCCTCTGCTTCTGCTTCTGAGTCTGCTTCTAGCTTCTGAGTAATAGGGGGGCTTGTAGGAAGGCTAGTAGCCTCCCCATTAGGTTTCCTAGTAGGTTCCTTGGTAGGTTCCCTATTAGCCCCCCTATTAGGGGGGTCGGTGGTTTTTGGTGCCTCCCAGCGCTTGGCGATGTGCTCTCGGCCGGCGTCAGATGCGGCAGTGTCTCTGACCATTCGCCGGCACAATATGGTCCCGTCGGCAATGCGACTGAACACCCCGGCGGCCTCCAGTTCAGCTGCGTAGCTCTTGGCTTCCTTCTCTGTGCAACCACAGATTGCAGCCATCTGGCGCGTCGTCGGCTGCCGACCGTTGATGAGCAGATGCCCGACCGGCGCCGCCGCATGCATGATGCACAGCATCTCGACCCAGTAGCCGCGGGCCGCAAGGCTGCACGAGCGCAGCGCCGCGTCGCCCTGGTGGTCCTGCCACCAGAACTTCGACCAGCGATGCCCGTTGCCGTTGCTCATGACAACCGCTCCCCGTCCCATGTCTTAGCGTCGGAGACATGCTGCAATGCAGACAGCTTGGGATCGTCTGATCGGACCACGGGAACAACCCTGACATCCTGATGCATGCAGCGAGCCGCGTGTGCCAATGCAATGCATTGGCGAACAACCGCACCGACACTGTAAATCCGTGGCTTGATTTCCCACAGCACCACGAAGTTCGGCAGGATCATAGCAATATCAGCCCAAGCTATAATCTGGCCTCTCGCAATAATAGGAACCTCGAAACCTACGCTATCCTTCAGAAGTAGGTATTTATTCTGTAGATAGTCGAATACCGCAATCTGCATCTCGTCGTGGCCAGCATCACGCTTGCGCCCGTCGTCGTGCCATTGCGAGGGGGTCATATCACGCCCCCCCCGATCCTGGTGTGCATGCCAGCACAGACGGTTGTGAATGCTCCGGCGTCCATCAGCACGCCGAGGTGGCGCGTCACCTGGCCGGGCGAGATGCCCAGCGTCGCGGCTATGGTGCGATGCGGCGGTAGGGGAAGGCCAGCAACCGCGCGGGCCTCCACGATCGCCAGTAGGGCGCGGCGCATAGCCTCGCCGCGGGTGGTATGGGGATGTTCTGACATAGGCACGCCTCCGGTTGACGCGGGAACCGGCGTTGTGCGAAAAGGGCTTGCTCACAGCTCCTTCACACATCCCAAGCTGCCGCTTGGTTACAGTTTCAGCGGCCTCCGTGCTTCCAACACGGGGGCCGTTTGCATTGTGGCGGCTGTGAATGATTCCAGCAACGGTCATTCCGCCATCTCCACCTCATTGCCCCACACGTCCCAGCCAAGGCGTGGCGCTCGGGCAAACAGCTCGATGGCTGGCAGGTGCGGATACATCTCCTCGATCATCTCAGCGAAGGCCGGCGGCTTGGCGCTATGCTCACCGAGCGGCGCCTCGATCACCGAGGCATACTGCTCGCCAGGGGCCGGCGCCGGGATGTCGCCGCGCGTGCCAACCAGCAGCAACTCATGTTTGTTGCGGTTCCAGTAGCCGGTGCCGATGCGGTCCTTCAACCACACGAAATGGCTCTTGTAACAAAAGCCCCACCTCTCCATGAGGCAGAGAGCCTCCGGCAGCATCGGCACCGTGGCCCACAGGAACAGCACGCAATCATCTGCTGCGATGCTTCGCGCATCGAGTACATCGCTGAGCTGTAGCGTCGGATAGTGGTTGTCTGCCGCCCGATCCATGCCGGTTTCGCGCGACCACGGCTCGAAGCGCCACGGCGGGTCAGCGTACAGCACGCCATACCGTCGGTTCGGTAATGCACGCTGCCTGGCGCCTAACTCGGTTTCTTTGGCAGCCCGCTTGTCTCGCTTGATTAAGGCCCGCAGATCGGCCACCGACAGATCCTGGTTATCGGCTACCTCCAGCAGCGGGACTGCCTGCTCGTCCCGCAACGGCGCCACAGCGCGATGATGCTCAAAACTCAAAGTGTTATGTCGACATAACACCGGCCACCGTTCAGCCACTGAACCAGCATAGCGACACGTCCCGTGCGCCGGCCCAGTCCAATCGCCCGCAGTAACAATCTGCGCTCGCTCGCCATAAGCCGCTCCGCGGTTCCACCAGTCGCCGATGTCCCACATCAGAGATCGTGCCGACCGCTCACGTTCACCGAGCCGCAAGCCCTCGTTGCGCCACTCGTCACAGGAAACAAACGGGATAATCCGCGCCGCGTCACTCATAGCCGAAGCTCCAACTCAGTCTGCCGGATTTCTGGCCTGTGCTCTCCCAATCCCTCCAACATCTCGATCCATCGTGCTCGATAATATGCAGTCGCTATCTCAACAGTCTCGCGGACTTGGCAGCCGAAATGGTCATCGAGCTGGGCGCCGTTCAGCGATAGTTCCTTAGGCATCGAGCCGCGCGCACCATAATAGAAGATGGCCCGGGAGATCGGCTGAGTGACGGCAAGCCCGCGGCCTTCACCGAAGCTGGCAAGCGTTGTCTGTATGGCAACGATATCGCGCGTAAGCGATCTGACCTTGCCCGCATCATGCGCGCCATTGCCGCGCTTAATCTCATAGGCACCGATGCGGCACGATGGCCGGTGATACGCCACAAGATCAAGCTGCATGCTACGACCACCAACGTCGCCGTATGGCAGTCTCGTCTGCAGGCTGCTCGTCATGCGCTGCGCACCATAGACCTGGTCCGCAGCCTGCGAGACGACATAACGGACCTTGGTGAGCACCAGATATTCGCCACTCTCCAGCAGCGCATCAGAGATGGCGTTCTCGATGATCTCGCCGTGGCGCTTAGGCACAGAACTGTAGATGCTGGCCAATAACGAATGTGATCCGAGCACGGGATCAACCGCGAACTTCGCAGTGGAGAGCTTCAGGATCTTCTTATCCACCAATGCGCGGATGCGGTCGGACGGGTAGGTGATCACAGCGTCGCGCCCGGCCGATACAGCGGCGCCGTCGGCGCCTCGGCCCGCGCGGCGTCCACCTCGCGCTGCAGCGCATCCGACAGCCGGCCGGTGTAGGCGTACTGCGGACGCTCCGGGATCCGCGCCAGCCGCCGACGATTGGCGTCGCAGATGCGCGAGCAGAACCGGCTCGTGGCCTTCCGCGGCAGGAACGCCTGCCCACAATGCTCGCAGGGGCGCCCGGCCTTCATGCCGCCACCCTCACCCGGTGGTTTCGCGGGATGCCCCACTCATCGAGGCACGCCAGCAGCTCGTCCGCATCCCGCACCACCGCCACCCTGCCACCGGCGGCGAGCACAGCCGCGCAGACGCTCTGCTGCGCCTCCGACAACGCGCCGTCAGCCGCCTTGATCTCGGGATGGTGGGCGCGGCCGCGGTAGAGGATGAACAGATCCTGCATGCCAGCGATGATGCCGCGGCCGACGCGAACGCCCGGCACCTCGCCGGCATAGTTGGCGTGATCGATCGCCCACCAGACGACGCCGAAGCGCGAGACCTTGCCGGGCGGCGCCACCTCGAGCCGCAGCGTGTCGCAGATCTGCTTCTGGAGGGGATGCTCGCGGACGACCGGCTGGGTCAGCCGGTAAGGCCGCCGCCGCGGCGCGGGCTCGGGCAGCAGCGTGGCGGTGGCGACGGAGCTCATGCCACAGCGATCCATCTGGCTAGTCGATCCCTGCGAACCTGTGATCCATCATCGAGATACGCGCGAAAGTCCGACCGAACGGCCTGTTCGACCTTGGCCCATGGAATGCGGAACAGCAGCGCAATCCCGTCAGGGTCCCAGCCGGCCGCGAGAAGCACCATGATTGCCTCATCCGTGGCGGCCTGACGGGCACTCACTTGCGGGCCGCCGGGTAGGGCTTCGGGCTGGTGCGCTGGAGGTATTCGGGGGTCGTCCTGGCCAGCTTGGCCACGTCCAGCCAGTAGCGCGCCGGAATGCCCCGGTCCGCCTTGTTCCAGGACTTCACCGTCTCCGCGTCCAGGCCCAGATGGTCGGCAAGCGCCACGTGGCCCCCCAGCTTTCTGATGATGGCCCTATGCCGGGTCATGGTCGGCCATGGTGGGGGATTCCCGGCCCTAGCGTCAAGCCCTAGACTGCCTGCTAAAATATTTGCCAGAGATGTGGTGACGAAGCGGGGCTTAATGCCCCATAACTAGATAACCATAATGGTGAGCGTTTTAGACGGTATGGCAGCACGGCCTCAAAAGACACGAGCGCCCGGAGATAGCCCCGAGCAACGCGAAGCACGCGGACGCCGCATCATGTGGGCGCGAGAGGCGCACGGGGTCAGCCGCATCGAATTTTCCCGCAGATTGGGCGTAGATATGACGACGCTACGCAATATAGAGAACGGCAAATCCGATCCCGGCCTCCGACTGGCTTGGCGCATGTTCCATGCTCTCGGAATCTCGTTGGACTACGTGGTTGGCGGCAGGCTCACTGGGCTTGATCCGGAGTTGGCTGGAATACTGGCGCGGGACCATCCGGAATTGGCGATCCGTCGGCTAGAACCCCACAAGCTCGACACTCCTGGCACGGGTTCTCCCCCCAACACATCTGAAGCATCTGAGGGCTTGTATTTACACAACTAGGGGCTAAACGCCCCCGATAATTCTTGACGGAGGGGTTATTAACCCCTAGTTTGCCGCCATGGATATGAACCGAGGCGGCGTCTGGCAGGCGGATAAAGAGCGGCACGACGGCTCGTCCTTCCCTGTTCAGAACGGCTGGCACCGGAACGGCACGACGCCCGCGTCGGTGTCCCTGCTGAGGGGGCCGAACCGTGGCGAATGGCCGGAGGTAGTCGCCGGCAGCGCGAGCATAGAACGGACACCCTGCCGCCACGCAAGTGTCAAAAAACCTCTGTCCCCAACTGCAACGTGTGACAGTGCCGCCGCTGCACCCGCGAATACATCGGCACCGCCCGACAGCCTGTTGTCGGCAAAGAGAATTCTGCGGGACCAGCGCCTCCGGGACCTCCTGGCTGCCGTGGAGGAATACCGCCGCGCCTCCGGCCCCGACCGCACGTACTGGCGCCGCGACGCCCGCCACCGGCTGGCCGAGTGGCGACGCCTCTACGCCATCCCCGAGCGCGCCGCGTTCCAGGCCGCGGTGGCTAACTCATTGAAATCGCAGATGCACATCCCTCTGCACAAGGGGGCCTCGCCATGAGGTCCGCGAAACAGTGGCGCGAACTGTTCCATGAGAAACGCGGCACCAGGCCGCTGGCCGATTTCATCCTCGCCGATCTGTCTGGCTACCGCGACAACGCGACGATGCGGACGGACGACGTAGACAGCTTGGCAGAGGCGCTGGACGCAATGCTCATCGAGGGCGCAGCGCAGCACAAGAGGACCGCCGCATGAACATCCAGGTCGAGCCCGATACCACGGGCCACGCGCCGCGTGACTGCCGCTACAGCGCCATTGACTCGGATACGTATGACGGTGCCGCGGACAGCCGCAACCGCTCCACGATCGGCTACGGCGCGACGCCTGCGGCCGCCATCGCCGACCTCATGGCACTGCTAGCGGACGAACTCAGCATCGACACCGACTGGCTGCGCGAGAGGAGCGCCGCGTGAGCGAGTGCCCCGAGACATATCTCGGCGACGGCCTCTACGCGAGCTTCGATGGCTGGCAGGTGATCCTACGGGCACCGCGCGAGAACGGTGATCACGTCGTTGCCCTAGAGCCGGGAGTGATGACCGCGCTCCACCACTACCTCGAAGCACTGGATCGCAAATACCCCGGCCACTTCCCGATGTGGAGCAGGACGCCATGACCGACATCACCCTGGAGGCTCTGAAGTTGCGCGAGCGCGAGCTGGAACTCGATGCCGTTCTGATCCGCGGGCGTGTCCTCGAGATCCGCAACATGATCGAGGAGCTGCAGCGCCGCCGCGGCGGTCGCCCGCGCAAGGGCGCAGCCATCGCCATCGTGCCGCAGCGCGTGGCGGGCGGAAGCGCTGAGCCCGAGACAGATGCGGACACAGAGGATAGCGCAGCATGACCGAGCAGGAGATGGTGCGCGCCGTGGTGGCCGAAATGCGTGCGGCGGATCTGGTGACGACGCTGCGCCACGCGGTCGCAGGGGACGCGCATTGGCGCCGGGAAGCCCAGCAACTGCTGGCCGATATCGACAACGGCGTGCTGCGGCCATGCAGCATCGAGGCGCTGCACGAGATCGACGCCAGGAAGCGCGCTGCCGAAATTCTGAATGACGTGTGCAATGACTGATAACCTGCCGCCCGCCGACGAGCTTTTCGACGTACGCGAGCAACTAAAGGCGCTATCGTCCCGCGAGCGCGATCTGCGGAGCCTCATGCTATCCGATCCGTCAGCGCGTACCGGCAACCGCTATGCCGTCGAAATCCGCGACGTGGAGACGACCCGCACCGACATCAAGGAACTTCGCGCGAACCATCCCGCCCTGGTCGATGAGTTCACGTTCAAGCTGACTGAACAACGCGTCGAGCTGCGCGGACTGACCGATGACGGTGAGCTGGTCAGCATCCGCAAGCTGCGGAGCGCTGAGAAATCTGGAGACCCACAATGAACGCTCTTGTCCCCGTCGCGATGCCACTGCAGGACATGCAGACGCTCGCCGTCGCCATCGCCAAGAGCGCCTTGTTTGGCATTAAGACGCCAGACCAGGCTCTCGTCCTCATGGCGATCGCCCAAGCCGAGGGCCGGCATCCGGTCGAGGCGGCGCGTGATTACGACATCATCAACAACCGCCCTGCCAAAAAGGCCGAGGCGATGCTGCGCGATTTCATCCTGGCCGGCGGCAAAGTCCAGTGGCACAGCCTGACCGACGAGCTGGCCGACGCCACGTTCACGCACCCGCAGACCGGCGAGGTGCGGATCGACTGGGACATGAAGCGGGCACAGACAGCCTTCGGCAAAAAGGACATGTACAGCAAATTCCCGAGGCAGATGCTGCGCAGCCGCGTTGTGTCCGAGGGTGTGCGCACGCTCTGGCCATTGGCGACGTCGGGGATGTACGAACCGGGCGAGGCGGCGGACATCCCTCCAGTCGAGCACAACGGCCCGACGATCGAGAGCACGGCCACCGACGCCCGCGAGCAGATGAACCGAGACGTGCCGCTGAAGGCCGCCGCTGCCCCGATGCAGCGCGGCGCGAAGATTTCCGCACAGGCACCTATGTATGAAGCATCCCTACCTGATGCACCGCGGCAGCGGACGCGCCGTGATTTCCTCGACGGCCTGGCGATTGCCCTGCGCGACGCCCAGAGCGCCGAGGAAGTCGATCGCCTGCTATGCGGTGAAGAAACCATGCGGGCGAAGGAGAGCTTCCGCAACGGTCACCTCGATGAGTTGAACAAGCTGATTGCCGGTGCCTTGTCGAAATGGTATGTAGAGCCATCAGAGGACGACGAAGTGCATATCAAAGGCGAGGAAAATCTTGCAGCGGGCTGATCCCACCGAACGCGCCATCCCACCGCCGGATGATAACGGCTACTGGCACTATACATACATCACCTATCATCCAGACACTGGTGAATGGTATGGCGGAAAGCACTCCACCAACAACCTAAACGACGGATACTTGGGGTCGGGGAATTGGGTGCTCAATCATGCTGCGCGTGATGAACTCGTCATCGAAATCGCTGAGTTCTTCTACAGCGAGGAGCACGCCTATGCTGCTGAAGCTGCGCTGGTGGATTTTGCGATCATAGATGCTGACCCACTCTGCCGCAATAAGACGGAAGGCGGGTTCGGAGCTTCACGCGAAGCCGCCGCACGACGCAATGCCGAACCAGAATACTACCGTAAAAATCATGAAGGGAAGATCCGGCGCTCGGCCAACCCTCAATGGCGCCGGAAGAATCGCGAACACTTAGCCCGGCTCCACGCCGACCCAGAGTGGCAAGAGAGAGTGCGTCTGGCGAATGTTCTGAAAGGCGCCGATCAGGAGTTTCAGCAGAAGAACCGTGAGAGAATGGCTCTTCTCGCCACTAATCCGGAATGGTTACGCAAAATCCGTGAAGCAGCAGCTAAGCGTTCTGCCGATCCAGAGTGGCGACAAATGATCCGTGCAGCCAACATCCGCCGGAGTGCCAACCCTGAATGGCGGCGCAAGAACCGTGAGACAACAGCCTGGGATGCTGCAAAAATAGCACAACTTCGCTCGGATCCGGAATTTCAGCGGAAGTACCGCGAAGGAATAGCTCGCCGCGAGGCCAATCCCGAATATCGGCAGAAGGTGCGCGAGACAAATGCCCGACTGCGTGCGAATCCTGAATGGCAACGCAAATACCGTGAAGGAATGGCCAGGTACATTGCTAAGAAACAGGAATATGCCGACAAGTTGGCTGCCGGTTGACCGCGCTGCAGCTCCTGCTGGCGCTGGCTCTGTGCGGCTGGGTGCTGCTCGCGGTGTGGCGGATGCGGTGGTGAGCTTCCGGTGACCACTCTTGAGTGACCATGATGAGCCGCCATGGCCAGATGATGATTTCGAGGACGAGT